CGCCCTCCCAGACGGGGAGGTCCTCGACCTGGACTCCATTGACTGGGGTGACGCAAAGCTGACGGCCATGCGGAAGCGCTTTATCTTCTGGTACACCTACCCCGGAAGCTCGTCCTACATGCGGTCCTCGGAGTCGGCGGTGAAGGCGGGGTACTCCAAGGGGCAGAGCCGCCAGATGGGCTACAAGCTCCGCCATGACCCCGAAGTAGCCAAGGTGATTCGCCGGGTGGTCGAGAACACCGTCAAAGCCGACCTGGAAGAGGAGTACCACCGCATTCTGGAGCTGAAGAGGCGCCGGGTCCACTACGACATCAAGGACTATTTCAAGAAGGTTACGGTCACCGACCCGGACACGAAGCAGCAATATCAGAAGGAGGTTCTCAAGGACCTCGACGAGCTCTCGGACGAACAGCGCCAGGCCATCGATTCGGTTGACTATCGCTCCCAGCGCGGCCTCAAGGTCTACATCATGGCCAATCGCGAGAAGAGCATGGACGACCTCGTTTCCATGTTCCAGAAGACCTTCGGCGACAAGGGCGATGACGGCTTTGATGTAGAGACCACGGCCGAAATCATCAAGGACAAGCTCTCGGTCAAGACGACCGTGCGGAAGAAGAAGGACCTGACCGCCGAGGCTGCGGCTGACTTCCTTGAGGCCTCCAGAAGCCTCCCGGAGGAAGAGTAGGTGAATACAAAAGCATACACTTTGAGGCTGAAATGGCGGTAACCGGCAAGCTCTGGACGCCCGAGGAGCGCCTCAACTACATAGACGCCTTCATCAAGGTGGACGGGAAGGATATCGACCTCGATTTCTGGCAGGAGAAGTTCGTCAAAGCCAACTACAAGTACTCCTGCATCCTGAAGTCGCGCCGTACCGGCTTTTCCTTCGCCACGGGCCTTAAGGGCTTCGTGAAGGCCATGGACCCGGCCAGGATCAAGTACGTGAAGCAGTTCGTCTCCTACAACGAGGACGACGCGAAGGAGAAGATCAACTACGTCAAGGAATTCTATAACAGCATCCCCAAGAAGTACAAAAAGAAGATCGTCTCGGACACAAAGACCCAGCTCGAGTTCCTGGATGCCGGCGGGAAGACGACAAGCCGCCTGATATCCATCGCCTGTCGGCCGCCGCGGGGCAAGGGAGGCGACATCTCCTTCGACGAGATGGGCATCTACCCGTCCAACAAGGCGCGGATCATCTACACGGCCGGCCTCCCGGTGATCGCCCGCGGCGGATGCGTCGAGGCGGGGAGCTCGCCGCTCGGGAAGGTCGGAACCTTCTACGAAATCTGCACGGACAAGCAGAAATACCCCGAGTACGCCCGATTTGTGGTCCCGTGGTGGTTTGCGACCTCTCTCTGCACGAACGTAGAGGAGGCTGTGAAGCTCTGCCCGCACATGGAGACGGAGGAGCGGGTCAACATCTTCGGCTCGGCATCCATCAAGAGCATCTTCAATTCCATGTTCCTGGAGGATTTCCAGCAGGAATTCGAGTGCTCCTTCGTCGATAGCGCGAGCAGCTACATCACCTTGGACCTGATCCATGCCAATACGCCGGGGATGAGGCCCGAAGACCGCACGGAGGAGCTCCGGGACGAGGACGAGGAAGCGGACATCGAGGTTCACGTCTTCAAGGACGCGGACTCCCTCCTTCTCGGCTACGATCCGGAGGTCCATGGCCGGATATACCTTGGTTACGACGTGGCGCGCCGCCGAGACGCGGCCGTCGTCTTCGTTATCGGGGTCACGAAAGACGGGAAGAAGCGCAGCGTGGCCGAGATCGAGATGACGAACACGAAGTTCGAGTTCCAGCTCGACGTGATCCGGAAGATCATGAAGAACCTGCCTGTGGTCCGCGGCTGCATGGACCAGACAGGCCAGGGAGAGCCGCTCTGCGAGAAACTCCAGGACGAGTTCGGCGCCGCGAAGATCGAGGGGGTCATCTTCAGCCCCGAGTCCAAGGAAACCCTCGCCATAGGCGTCAGGGCAGGGCTCGAGAAGCGCGAGTTCCTTCTCCAGAACGACCCGAAGTTCCACAAGCAGATCCACTCCATAAAGCGAATGACGACCTTGGCGGGCCGATTTCGCTATGACGCCCAGAGGGACGAACAAGGCCACGCCGACAGCTTCTGGGCGTGGGCTCTGGCGAATTTCGCCATCACCGACACCGCGAAGGCGGCCGGGAATGGCGGTTTCTATAAACAGTACGCAGAAAAGCAGGGCAAGCCCGTGAAGTCGACGACGAAGAGATATGTCGCTCCTGGCGTGCTGGCGAGACTCGGGAGGATACGATGATGAACCGCATATCTCAGGATGAAATTCTTAGCTTCCTTGCTAAGTCGCGCGTCGTGAAGCCGGAGGCCAAGGCCCTAGTGCCGGCCAAGCCCGCGGCCTCCCCGGATCGGGCCATTGAGCCGATCCGGTCGGTCATGCTGAACCCCTACAGCCGCCTCATGTACAAGGGGACGCGGAACGTCATTGAGCCGAACAGGAAGCTGGACTACCGCATCCTCCGCGTCGTGGCCGAGCGGGCGTGGATCATCAACGCCATTATCGGGCACCAGATCAACCAGGCCCGTCCCTTCTTGAAGCCATCGACCGACAACAACATCCGTGGCTTCCAGATTCGCTTGAAGGACGGCGAGAGGGCCCCTTCGGCGCGCGAGAAGGAGCTCATGAAGGGCTACACGGACTTCTTCCTTAGGACCGGCTTTGGAAGCGATCCGGACCGCGAGGATGACCTTACGAACTTCTCGGCCAAGGTAATCCGGGACCTCCTCACCCTCGACCAGGTGACCACGGAGCTTCAGCGGACGCAGGCGGGCAAGCTCTATGCCTTCTGGGCGGTGGACCCGGCGACGGTCTTCAAGTGCTCCGAGGAGGGCTACAACGGGGACGACCGCATCCGCTTCGTGCAGGAGGTCGACCTCCAGGTGACGGCCTACTACACCCGGAACGACATGATTTTCGACTACCAGAACCCGAGGACGGACATCGAACACGCGGGCTACGGCTATTCCGTGGTCGAGCAGGCGATCGACCTAATAACGGGCATGATCAACTCCTTCATGTACAACATGGGCTTCTTCACCGAGGACCGCCTCCCCCGCGGAATGCTCCTTCTACAGGGCGACGCGGATATGGAAGAGGTCGAGATGATCGAGGACTACCTCGTCAACATCATGTCCGGCGGGCCCATGTCGAAGTGGCGCGTGCCGATTATCCCCGCGGGGAGCACGGGCAACGGAAACGAGGGTAGGAAGTTCGAGTGGGTGTCCCTTCAGGGCTCGAACAAGGACATGGAGTTCACCCAGTGGACGGAGTTCCTGTGGTCGAGCGTGGCGGCCCTGTTCGGGATCGACCTTGAGGAGCTCGGCATCCGGACCTCGAAGAGCACGTCGGTCATCCCAGAGAACCCGGCGCCCCGGCTCGAAGCCTCGAAGTCCCGCGGCCTCGCGGCGGTCCTCTCCTTCCTGGAGTCCCACTATCAGAAGATCCTTGACCGCCTGGACCCGCGCTTCGACTTCGAGTTCATCGGCTACGAGAAGGACGATCCGGGCCTGAAGAACACAACCATGGAGGCGGAGCTCCGGTCCATCAAGTCGATCGACCAACTATTGGCGGAGAGGGACCAGAAGCCCTTTAACCAGCCGTGGTCCAAGATTCCCCTCAATCCCTACGTCGTGCAGATGGTCATGGCGGCCCAGGGGCAGGGGCAGGCTCAGGGCGGGCAGGACGGCGCCGGCGAGGCGCCCACGCCTCCGGGGGCCGAGGAGTACGACGGAGGCGACGAGGAGGGCAAGGGCGACTCCGAGGACGCAATGGCTGCCTACAAGAAGCTCCTCATGGGTGACAGCGGGCAGGAGGGCTCCGAGGCGGGCTCCAGGAAGCCTCAGGCTGGCGGTCGGGGGGCGGCGGCGCAGTCCCGGCCGGGGGGCGGCGGAGGGCGGAGCGCGGGCCCGGCGGCGGATGGTAAGCGGAGCATCTTCGACGAGATGGGGAAGTCCATCTCGGACGACGTGATAGAGATCATCGTCTAAGGGGCCGGGCATGGAGTACAAGCTGATCGTCCGCGACGTGGACGAGGAGAACCGGAGAGAGAAGTACCTGACGGCGGTCGATTCGCTGGCCAAGGCGATGAAGGTCCCCGTCACCCTCAAGCCGAAGTCGGAGCATCAGGAGGCCTTTCCATACCGGTCCTACGAGGACCTCGTGCAGAAATGGACCTTCATGTACGCGGGACTCCTTGACCGCATCTACGAGGCCGCGTGTCATGCCTTTGACCTACCCCGGATAACGATCTTCAGCAAGGCGGCCGACACGGACCCGCTCGTCTACAGGGGGAAGGTCATCTACTCGCCCGAGACGGGGAGGCCCATGTCTATGAGGCAGTGGGGCGAGTTTATCCGGGCGATCGAGCGCTTCCTGAACCGGGGGCTGCGGGGGTCCGAGGAGCGCATCGTCCTCGACTCGGCCGCGCTCGGGAAGGTCCTCGACCGAATGCTCAAGTACAACTCGTGGGAGGCCGTGGAGGCGAAGCGCCTCGCGGAAATCGAATACTGGAGCCACAAGTTCGAGTACATGACCGATCCCGTCAATTTCAAGCGCATGTTCGGCGTGGGCGATTTCGAGGCCGATAGGATCAAGGTAGCGGAGACGGCGTGCGCGCAGTACATCCGCGACATAGACCAGAAGACCAAGAGCGCGATCACGCAGAGCTTCATCTCGGGCGTGAGGGAGCGGAAGTCCAAGAGCGAGGTGGCTCAGGACCTCTTCGACCGCTTCGGCGGGCTGAACCGGGACTGGCAGCGGATAGTCGAGACGGAGATCAACGAGAACATGAACACCGCCTTCCTGCTATCCGAACGTTCGGATGCAAAGGCGGGAGAGAAGCTCTACTTCCAAAGGATCGAGATGCACGACGAGGCGACGTGCGCCCATTGCCAGCGCATCCGCGGGATGGTGGTCCTCTGGTCCGACGAGGCCCTCGATGACGAGAAGATCGACGACCCCTACGCGAAGGTGGCTATCTGGGAGGGGAAGACGCGGGTCGGGAAGCGCGCCTCCGACGACTGGGTAGCGGCCGGTTCTCAGCATCCATGGTGCCGCGGATCGTGGGCCCGCTGGCTGGCCCCGGCGGTGAAGGACGCGAAGAGCATGTACGACGCCGCCATGGCGAAGCTGAAAGGCCGGCAGGAGGCGTGGGGCGCGGCGGTGGTGAAGGCTCGGGCCGAGTTCGAGGCCAAGGGCGTCAAGCGCCTCGACGACTCAACGCCGGGCTACCTCGAACGCATCAACGAGATTTACAAGGGCACGACGGAGGGCGGGCTATGAACATTTTTCAGCGATTCATCCTGATACCGGCGCAGGACGCGCTCGAGAAGGCGAGGAGAAGCGCCCGCCTCGTACAGAGAGACATCACGCTCACGAACAAGGACGGGACCACCTACCGAAAGCGCGTATGGGTCCTCCCCAGCGAGGCCAAGGCGGAGAAGCCTCGGGCGGCCCAGTTCGACCTCTTCGATGGCGGCGCCCCCGCAGCGGAGGAGCCGAAGCTCGGCATCGAGAAGCCCAAGACTCCGACGCCGGCAGTCAAGGCGGCGAGCTCCAAGCTGGACGGCAAGTTCCAGGAGTGGAAGAAGGACCACGGGGACCTCGTTCTCAGTTCGGCCGATGTGACGAAGTGCTTCGAGACAAGCGGGCCGGCGGCCAAGCGCTACATGGAGGCCAAGGTAGTCGCCGGCGAGGCCTTCGCCTGGAACAACGGACGGGCGACCTTCTATGCCCTCACGGGGACCGCTGGCGAGACGAAGCTGAAGGAGCGGAAAGCCGCGGGGGATAAGAAGCAGGCCCGCGTTGACTCCCTCGCGCGGAAGCTCGGGGACCTCGTAGAGCGCAAGAAGGCCGAGAAGGACGCCTCCCCGGAGGACACGAAGCGGCGCGACCTGTCGCTCTCCATCAAGGAGACCCCGTTCAGGGACTACGGATCATGGGGAAATAAGGGAAAGCACCTAAACCCCGCGGCGAGGGCGAAGCTCAATCAGGAGGTCGCCGAGCTCCTCCTCAAGCCGCGCGATGAGCTTTCGGCCGAGGATGTCGAGAAGGTCCGGAGGTACTCGGGCTTCGGCGGCGTGAAGGCGGACGACGAGCGCGGAGTCCTCTACGACTTCTTCACCTCCCCTCCTGTGGCGAAGATGACGTGGAAGATGCTCGACAAGATAGCCCCGATCGCGGCCGGCGAGTCGGTTCTTGAACCCTCGTGCGGGACGGGCATCTTCTTCGAGGTCGCCCCGGAAGGGCTGGATCTTCACGGCGTGGAGCTCGACAAGAGGACGGCCGCGGCCGCCTCGATCCTCCAGGAGGGCGCAGCGATCCATTCCGGGAGCTTCGAGCAGTTCAACCTCTGCAATGAGCGCCAGTTCTCGCGCGTGGTCGGGAATGCCCCGTTCGGCGATCGGTCGGTCCTCACCTCCTTCATGGACATGCCCGAGGAGAAGAGTCTCGACCGCTATTTCCTCTCCCGCTCCCTGGACGCACTTGCCGACGGCGGGTCCATGGCGCTGATCGTCCATCCCGGCGTGATGGAGGCCAAGGGGAACCGGGACTGGCGGGCCGAGATGCTCAAGAAGGGGCAGTTCATGGGCGCCGCGAGGCTCCCGAACGGCTCCTTCAAGCATACGCAGACCGGCGTACAGCCGGATATCATCTTTTTCCGGAAGTACCCCGAGGAGACGCGCCAGCGCCTCGCCCAGCTCGACGAGAAGGGTCTCAAGGCCGCCGGGTTCTGGAATGAGGCATGGGTCGAGGGCTCCTACTACAAAGTGAAGCCCGAGCACATCCTCGGCGCGCTCGCGGAGGGCGCCGGGAACTGGGGCCGGGACGTGGTAGAGGGGGAGCTCTCGCTCGCCGACATGGACGCGGCCGCGTCCCGCTTCGAGCCCGAGGCGGACATGACGGTGGAGGACCTCGACAGGCTGCGTTCCATGACGAAGGGCGGCGCGGCGGCGCCAAAGAAGAAAGGCGACGAGCTCTCGCTCACGGAGGGCGAGGCGGAGGCCGTCGCGGCCAAGACCCTGACCGTGGGGGCGACGAAGAGCGAGGACGGCCGGGTCTACCGCCTGAACGCGAACCATCGGTGGGAGCGCGTGAAGGGCGCCGACGAGGTGGCGGCCGAGAAGCTCGAGCGCGTCAAGGCGATAGCTGAGGCCGTCAAAGGCATCCGGGACGCCATGAGGGCCGACGAACCCGTCGACGATCTCCAGAGAGAGGCCCGGCGCCTCCTCCAGGCCTACGAGGAGGCCTATGGCGTGGCGCCGCGGGAGGACAAGGATATCCGGAAGGTCCTCAACGCCAACGCGGCCTTGGCGGGCGTCTACGAGGGCCTCGTGGGCATAGACGACGACCTTCTCACGAAGCAGAACGTCTATGCGAAGGAGATCGAGATCGTCGACGGGCACAATCCGGCGGTCACGGCCCTCCTTACCCTCCAGAGAAACATGATTGAGGCCACGCCGAAACAGCTCCGCGCTTACTTCCCGAACGACTTCGAGGGGCTCAAGGCCTCCCTCCAGGAGAGCCCCGACGCCTTCCTTACGCCCGAGGGCGCCTGGCAGCTCCGGGAGGACTTCATCGCGGGGAACGCATGGGATAAGGTGGATGCTCTCCGCAAGGCGATAGAGAAGCATCCCGGCGAGAAGTTTGCGGCCGCGCGAGAGAAGTGGCAGCACGGCGTGGACGAGCTGGAGAAGGCGGTCGGCTGGGTCCCGATCGAGGAGGCCGAGTTCACGCCCCAGTCCTCGTGGATTCCCGAGGGGCTCATCGACCAATGGGCCCGCGACGGCAATGGCATGGACTTCGAGTACGCCTTCGGCGAGTTCCACCTTGCGCGGAATGAAGAGGGCAAGTGGGGCGTCGTCTACAACGAGGACAAGTACGTCCGAGGAAAGAACTGGCGCGAGGCGGGGCATACCATCGCGGCCGGTGACTGGCAGGACTACAACCACGAGCTCGTCTACTTCCTCAACATGCAGAAGCAGCGCTCGAGCCGGATCGACACCGAGACCTTCAACCGGAACGCCGAGGACAACTTCAAGAACTGGGTGTCGAACAACCCCGAGGTCCGG